GACGCATTATACAACGAAAAATCATTTCATGCAACAAAGTGTTATCATTGCCAGTAGCGGCCCATCCACTCTTCATACCTTGAATCAATTTAAAACAATGACCCAGAGGCATAAGAACTGAAGCTTCTACCATACTTATAATTATAGTCTCAAACATCTTGCGGTAAGCTGAAGGAACCCCAATCTTTATCAATAAACCGTGATAGAATCTCTGAAGCAACATCATAATATCATGATGAAGCTTCGTATCCCATCCGCTTACATCTAAAGAAACGTAACGAAAACCGATAGGCGCATACCCCTTGTCCGCCTTCATATATGTGGCTAATTTTCCAGCACCACCATGCATCCAGGAAAAACCAATACCACACCAATCAAACGTGCGGTTCATAAAACGACACCACGGCTGGATAGCTAACATAGCAATCAACAAATAAGTGTAACCGGCATATATAATAATTCTACTAGCTGGTTCCGCACCAGCCTTCTGAATACGAGCTCGTCCAGTCGTATACCAAACATGATCGTTTATATAATCTCTGAACTGACATTCATCCTGCATCAAACTCATGGCTACATTTGTAGCTTCTATACGATCTTCAGCCTTCTTGCTACCCTGTCTAAATGGGTAACCCGAAGCTGAACTACCATCAATTTGAATGTCATCAAATTTCTGCTCAGTAACCATATCGTACACAGATGATGCAAGGACATGAAAAGTTGAATGTGAGGCCACTTCATCAATAAAGATGTCGACCTGCTCTTTCAACTCCTCAACCGGAACCGTCTTGATAAATGGTTCCGCATATTTCTCCAAATGATCTAACCGTAATTGCAAAGTTGGATTAGTTCGTTGATAAGTACTCATCGCCTCAGCGCTCTGCTTTGGAAAATATCTCTCATACAACTGTTTCACAAAATGATCAACAGGATGGAGAACACCACCGGCACTGGTAAGACAAATTCGATGTTTACCCATATAAAAGAGTTGAGTCTTATCTATGAAATCTCTATAAACATCTTTAGCTTTCACTTTTAACTCAACAAAACTGGCTGAATTAATAACCCGACCACGCGTCATGTTGATAAAAAATAAAGACCGAATGAAACCATCAATACCAATGGTTGGAGCGACTGAATTAGTCAGCCAAATAAGTTCATCATTTAATGGTCTTATTGCCCAGTTATACCAGACAATCATGATAATTATATGAAAAAGTTCTACAGTGTAACGAGGTCTATTCACTGATACCCCGGGATTCATATTAATATTTTGTTCGCAATCGTCAATTATATTAAGCAACGTTGTCCTAATTAATT